GTACAAGGTACCACCGTTTACACATTCCCTGTATAGACGGTATAGAACACTCGCCCAAACACTCGCAGCGAGGCGGGTCTGGCATGTTAAACGCGCCAGCTCTTCCTCACCAATGTCTTTTTCGAAGACAAAGGAGCGAGTGACTCTTGCACTAAGGGCTTCCTTACAGAGCCCATCCATCACCCCAGACGAACAACGGGGCGGTGGGGCGAGTTCCTCCGCAGCCTTTTGCGGATCCAGGCAAGCGAGCCACGCGGCTCGTTTGAGGTTACCCTCAGTATATGAGGCGCAACCGAGTGGATCAGGTATCCCTACACCGCCGAGGCGGGCGGGGATATGATATCCAACACCTGGAGGAACTCGTCGAAGTACCGTTTCATAGTACTTCATGAACCTTGTAACACGACGCGACGCGCAGATGGGCTCACACCAACGCACTAGTGCATTGGCGAGAGGAGCGACTTCGAACCAGGGCAACCGAGCGAGGACAGACCTCCCCGCCTCGATGCCCTTAGCCTCTATTCCCAAAAGAATAGGAAGGTTAACGAAGCTCAAAGGCTCCCACCGGCCCACCCGATCCCCGTCGGGGCCCTGGCAAGGGCCCTCTACAGGGATGAAGCGACGCATCTCCGAGTTCATTTCGGCGAACTCGGATGAAAGGAAATTCTTCCCAAGCGAGGGCACCAATCCGCAGGCCGTACAGGTCTTGATCCAGTCGGGGTACTGATCCCGCTCGATCATACCAACGATGTCATCACCGTTGGTTCGGATATGGTGCATACGAAGGAACTCCAGTATGGAACCTGCGTCCTCAGACCAACCAAGGCCAACCGCCGCAGCGGCCGCGTTGACCAGATTGAGGATCGGGAAGGAGACAGGAGACCCCATGAGCTGACCGTTCTTTTGGTCAACCATTAGGTCCGGCTCCTCCCCGTCCTTCTTATGGCCGATCGCATTTGAGTAGTCAAGGCGATGGCGAGTAAGAAGGCACAGTCCCACATTGTACCACGAGGTGAGAAAGATACTTTCACGAGTGTGAAAGCCTGATCTCACAGCGACCCGCTTAGCGATTTCTTTCCAGGCATGCTCCGACAGACGGCTTTTAAGGTTGTCTGTTGCTCCCTTGAAGTCGCCTGACAACCAGGCGTAACCGGAAGGAAGTTCCATGCCCATCGCTAAGTCCCAGAGATCCTCGTTTATCG